CGCCGCCACGATGGCGACGCGGGTTTTCATTCTTCTGTTGCCTCCTCAGGCGGTGTTTCTGTCCAGCCGGACTCGATGAGTGCGGCGTATTCTTCTTCGGTCATTTCGCGTTCAATTGTTTCGCCAGTGATGGCGTCGTGAGTTGTGGTATTTGGTCGTGTCATTTATGCCTGCCTGAATCCATACACGCGAACGGTTCCAGTAATTGTCCCGGATGCCGCAATTAAAGCAAATCCGTCGAATGCCGTACTTGCCGCAAATACCGCGTTATTAAATCCGCCCAATGTGCTGTCAGTAACTTCCCAACTGTTCCACAGCGACGTTCTTACTGCGTTTTTGGGGTTCCAAATTTGGATTGTTTGCGTTCCTGCATATTGAGAGTTACTTGAGTAATTCCCTAGAAAATGTCCAGTTGTCACAGGAAAGTCGTAAATGTAACCCGTAGCATTTGCATTTGGGTAGAGCCCTTGCGTGTAATACAGATTACTGCTATCAGTACTTCCGCCTGCTCGATATTTCAGACGCACGTTGCTATTTGCCGAGGCTGTGCAACTGTTGACCAATAAATAGTGGTCGTATGTGCTTGTAAAACAGTTATCAACATTTACTGCACTAGACGCCGTATAGGCTGTTTGCGTGATATAAACGAGGCCGCCGTTGTTTAGGTAGGTGTTGGTGTCGGCTGCGGTCAGGACTTCGCCGGTTGTAAATGTTTTGACTGCCATTAGTACCCCAGTTTGTTGTTGTCGAGTTTGCCGAACACGGCGTCATCGAGGACCAGATAATTGTTTAAGTCGGCACCCGAAACGTCATAGGTGTATCGGGCACCCTCAGGTGTTGCGGTTAACGATATGCCCTCGATCAGGCAGGTGACAGTTGTGCCACGGAACGTCACGTTGACTTTTGCGCCGATCATTTCGGCCATGCCGGACAGACCGAGTTTGTCTAGTTGGAAACTGTTTTGTGTTTCTGCCGAGCAGCTAATTTGGCTAATAGCGAAACGCTGCGTTTGGTATTGGCTTAGCAGGAACGTGGCCAGGTCCGTGGCTTGGGCCGTCGAGCTGTTGAACGTGTTGACAGTCAAAGTGCGAAACGGAGCGGTCGCGCCGGCTTTGGTGACGGTCTGCACCGCGTATGACTCGGGATCGACCTGCACCTGCGTGTAGTAGTTGTCTGCCAGGGCGTCGAAACGCAGGGTGTCGTAGGCTTGGTTGGTGGCATTGTTGGCAACGTCCGAAAAGTTGACGGTGCATGTGCGGTTGACGTAAGGCCCGAGCACGTTGATTCCGCCGACGCCGCCGAAGTCGTGCATGCGGCCGTTGATGCTGACCAGCGAATTGTTCAGCCAATCGCCCCAGGTGCCGTTGATCGTCGTGGCCGCCATGAGCGTTGTTGTGCCGCCCGACGCGGTGATCCCCGTTTGGGTGTTCATCGTCGTAATTTGCGTCCCGAGAGTGTCGGAGGCCATCGAGTAGCCGTTACCGTTCATGCGGCCAATTTCGGCAAATCCGCCTTCAACAAAAATTTCGATGTAGTCGGCGGGCCCCGTGCTGCTGGCGTAGGGGATGCCGTAGGTGACGTTGACGTTGCGGATTTTGCCCCCGATGCCATACGGGTACGCGGCAATGTTTGGGGTCAACACCTGGACATAGGTGCCGGGCACGAGAGCTGTGATTGGTGATGCGTAGCCGGAGGGGTAGCGGGCTGTGATGACGATGCTGGATGCGTTGTATGCGTCGAGCTGGTTGGCGCGGCCGCCATTAAACGCGATTTCCTGCACGTTGGACAGGGTGGTGAAGCTGCCGCCGGGGAACGACGCGTTGTATTGGACGGTGTAGTTGCCTGGCGCGCCCATTAGTAAGCGTTGCCTACCTTGATCGGGACGGAGCCGTTCATGCGCATGTAGGTTCGCAAGGCTTGGACGACGGCGTTCGGGTCGCCACCGTTGACGTTGATGGTGATGTTGTTGCCGCCGGTGCCCATGCGGTCAAGTGGGACGACGGCTTCGGGTCCGGCTTCGCCGATGAGTGCCAGCGTCGGGCTTGTGACAATGCCGCCGTCGGCTAGTTGAGGAATGTTAGGTACGTCAAAACCGAACCCGCCGATGCCTGGCACCCATTTAGGGATTTTGAAGGACAATCGGCCGATTGTGTTGTTCCACAATTTTGCTATGCCGTTAAACAAACCTTTATACGCTGTCAGCGCTCCGTTGATGACAGTTGTGTATGCGGTGACGATTCCTCTGACGCCTCCCGCAACATCGGATGCAAATTCGTTGACCAGGTTTCGGAATGGCTCGAATTTTTGGTAGGCAATAACGGCAGCTGCACCGATGGCTGCGATTGCTGCGGCGAACAGCACCAGTGGGTTGGCGGCGACGACGGCGTTGTAGGCGACTTGCGCGGCGGTGGCTAGCTGTGTCGCTACCGTCCAGGCTTTCATGGCGACGTTGGCTGCGATAATTGCCGCCGCGATACCTCCGAACGCGACGCCAAAGCCGACGACCAAACCGGTGTTGTTTTGAACGAACGTCGCCAAAGATTGCAGCGCCGGCGTGAGTTTTTCGATGATCGGCAACAGGGCCTGTCCGATGGATTCCTGGGTTTCGCTAATGGCGACGGACATTCGCCGAAAACGGCCTTCGGATGTTTCGGCCGCTTTTGCGGCTGCGCCACCAAATGTTTTGGCTAATTTGGCTCCGATTTCCTCAAACGATGCGCCTTCTTTAATTGCGGCCCGCAGTGTTGGGTCAAGTTTGGCTAAAGCGGTTTCATTTCCGTTGTATGCCTTGCTCAGGGCCTCTGAAACGGTTGTGAGGTCTTTGCCGGTGGCCGCCGAAATGTCCAGGGCCAAAGTCAAATTGTCTTGGGCAATTTTGGTGTCGCCCATGCCTCGAGCCAACACAGCGAGGGCGCTGCGCAGATCGGTGTCGGCGACGCCGGTAGCCAACGTCATGGATGAAATCAGGTCCTCTGTGGCCTGCACTTGAGCGTTCGTTGCCTGGGTTGATTGCCGCAGAGTGCGGGCAAGTTCGGCTGCGGACGCTTCATCTTCCATTGCGGCTTTGGCAGCTGCGCCGCCGGCGATGGCTAATGCGCCGAGCGCGGCCGCCGCTGGAAGCGCGGCTTTTTTGATTGCAAATTGGGCTTTTTCGCCGGCGGTCTCCAGCTGCTGAAATTCTTTGATGGCTTTGTCGATGCCTTTGCCGTCAAAGTCGGAAATGATGGGAATGTTTATTGCCATTTAGATTTCCTTTTGCACCTGGCGCACGGCGTCCATGACGGAGCGGGTCATTTCAGTTTCAACTTGCCGCAAGTTGCGTTGGGCGGCTGGCCACATGAAACGGGCAACGCGGCCAAACTGGTTCAGGGCGGTGCCGAGCGGGTTGCGGTTTTTGCCTGCGAACTCAATGATTGTGGCCGCCGGATCGGTTTGCTGGACTTTGATGACTGATCGGGCGTCGCGTCGGGTGTCAATTTTGTGTTTGACGCCGGCACGGGCCCGTTTAGCGTTGTAGGGAAATTTTTGGTTGTTGCGTTGGGTCCAGTTGCGTTCCATGCCCGACAGCATTTGTTGCGGGTAGGCGTTCTTGGCGTCGTCAACGATCGGGGCGACGATCTGTTTCACGTCACGGTTGAATTGTTTGCGCAGCTCGGGGTCAAGTTTCCGGAGGGCTTTGATGGCGTCTTTTGCTCCGACGATTTCCGTGCTGGCTGTGACGCTCATCGTTTGCCTCCTTTGCGCTGTTTGTTTATGACGTCGATTGCCGTCGCTAGGTCTTTGGCTTCAAATGGTATGTCATGGGGCCAAAAGCCTGTGGCTACCAGCAGCTCCGCTAAGGCGCGGTTGTAGCTGCCGGCTGCGTAGGGTTTTGGTCCTCCTGGCTAACGACTTCAAGGCTGACAATCTTTTTGGCGTATTCATCGAACACCAGCGGGACCGTGATGCCGGCGGCTTTGCTGGCTTCGTATGCCAGGAACGCAAGGTCTTCGGCTCCGATGCCTGCCGCCAGGTCACCTGCGCGCCGTTTATATTTGCGTTCCCAGGTGATGACTGTGAACAAATTGGTGGTCACAATGTCGGGTCCGTTGCCGGTGTCGACGCTGATTTGGATTTTCATGTTTCTCCTTGCACGGTTGGAGTGTTAGTTACGGGGGCGTGATGTCGCGGGCGAACGTGCCGCCGGTGAACGTCACTTCGACGGTGGCGAGTTCGCCGACGGTCGAGTTGATCGGCGTAAACGACTCGAGGTATGCGCCGGTAATCGTGTATTCCGGATTGGATGCGCCTTCGGTGGTGCCGCTCGGCGAAATGACCAAGGTGCTGCTTTTGCCGACCATTGCGAACAGTGCGCCTTCCGTTTCAATGGTTGCGCCTGTGCCGCCGTAAGCCAGGAAAAGAGTTATGGTGCACTCGACCTGTGCCAAGCCCGCCGTGAAGGTGCGCCCGGTGTCGCCGAAACTGGTTGATTCCAGAGCGTCATTGCCGATCGTAAGCGTGACCTGGTTGGCCTCTGCGCTCAGGTCGTAGGTGGTTGCGCCCTGGGTGATGTTGATGGTGGCGTTTGACAAAAACGTTGTAGGCATTGTCAGTTTCTCCTTGCCGCGATTGCGACTGTCAGGTTGTAGGCGGGTATTACTTGGTCGCCAACTGTGACGGTGGCGGGGCGGCCGCCGGTGACGGCCAGGGTTGTCGACGCCATGATGGTGTCGGCGGTTGTTATGAGGTAGTCCTCGGCGTCAAGGTTGCCTGGTGGGGCCGCCAAGATCAGCAGGTCGAAACGTATGTCTCCGACGTTGTAGGTGAACGCGTCAAAGGTCGGCGGGTTGACTAGGACGGTGAGCGGGCGGGCGTTTCGCGGGTCGATGACAGCTGCCAGGCCGAGCGCGGTCAGGGCGTTGACGACAGCTGTGCGGCAGTCGGCGAAAATGCCTGTGGCGGGCATCAGGCCACCTGGCTTCGGCGGATGCCGAGCAGACGCATGATTTGGCCCATTGTGCCGGTCGGGGCAGTGATCGCCATGTCTTGAAACGATGCGTAGGAATCCACCGATCCGCGTTCACGGTACAGGGCTGCCGCGTACATGATTGTGCCGAGTTTGACAGCGCTACTT